AAGGGCTCAAACTTTCGTAGATCGTCACAAACAGACGATGCGAGACCTTTGCCGTAAACGGGGGTGGAGTCGCTGATGTTTATGTTTGTTTTGTCGGTGTTTTTGGCAGGGTTTTTTGCGGGGAAATTGTGGGAGATCGGTTGGAGAGACAATGATCGAATCTGACTCGGACAACAATTTTTTGGCGGGGGGAAACGATTCGCAAAACCTCGGCGACCTCATCCCCTATATGCGACGACTCTCTTTCGAAGAATGGTTAAACATCGGAACAGAAAACAACTTCTGTGGAGCAATCATCTGCCTGACACATGACGGAATCCCACAAACATTAGAAGAAGAAGAAAACGGCGACCTTTGTGTACCGATAATCAGACTTTACGAAACAAAACAACAAAAAACCGACATAGAAAACAACCATCCGCCCTCCAAATGGCGTCAAACCAACCAAGAACACACCCACTAAACCCCACTCAACTTAACCCTCAAACCCCACCAAACCCAACAAACACCACAAACACAACCCAAAAAGCACCGTTCCGCTCGAGGTTTGAGCCGATTTTTTTTTGGCGGTTTGTGTGTGAGAATGGTGCATGATTTTTTCTTCGGGTCGCCTGTTTTGTGTTTGTTTGTTGGGTGTTTTGCCGTTTCATCCTGTGTGTGATTCGGGGGATGACGACGACGACTGATCGAACGCCTGTTTGTTCCCAGAACGGGTTTCGGGTCGTTTCGGTTGATGCGACGATGTTTTTGTGCTATTTTCTTTCGCATTATGGCGAGACCAGCGAAGTTGACACCTGAGGTTCAGGCGAGGATTGTTGAGGCGGTGCAGGCGGGCAACTACATGGAGACCGCCGCTCAGTACGCAAATATTGGGGTTTCTACCTTCTATCGGTGGATGGCTGAGGGTGAAGGGGACAAGGCACCTAAGCGTCAGAGAGAGTTTCGGGAGGCAGTTTTGCAGGCGAGGGCTCAGGCTGAGGTTCGTAATGTCACCCTGATTCAACGAGCGGCGAACGATGGTTCTTGGCAAGCGGCGTCATGGTTTTTGGAAAGATCATTCCAAAACAAGTGGGGGAGGACGGGGAAGGTCGAGTTGACGGGCGCCAACGGCGATGCGTTGAGGGTTGAGGTTTCCGCCGAGCAGTTGAATTCGAAGATCGAGGAATTGCTTGCAAAAAACCGATGATGGTTTGAGCGCCGAAAGCAAACTGATCGCCTTTCTCCGTGATGCGACACCTCAAAGTCGCCAAGTTTGGTTAAACGAACTTTCGAGCGACGAAAAACAGACGATTTACCAAATTTTGAAACGGATAGAAGACAATCCTTGGGCGCAATGGCTCGCAGACCCTATCGGCTTCGTTGAAAACGGGTTGAAAGAGTCTTTGTGGACGAAACAGAAAGAGATCATGGTTTCGGTGAGGGATAACAAGAGAACAGCCGTACCCGCTTGTCACGCCCCAGGAAAATCTCATCTCGCCGCCCGAATTGTTGCATGGTGGGTGATGTGTCAACCTGAAGGCACCTCCCAAGTGGTAACGACCGCCACAACATTTCGCCAAGTACGCAACATCTTGTGGTCACACATAAGAAAACTTCATGCGACACACAACTTGGCGGGGGAATGTCTCACCGTCGAATGGAAACAAAACAACACCGTGGTGGCGTTCGGTTTCGCACCCGCCCAATACAACGAAACCGCCCTCCAAGGCATCCACGCACCCAACCTCCTCGTCGTCGTGGACGAAGCAGGAGGCATCTCCCACACAATCGGCACAGCCCTAGAAGCCCTAATGACGGGAGGCAACACACGCCTACTACTACTCGGCAACCCACCCACCGACGAAGAAAACTCATGGTTCGAACACGCCTGCAACAGCGAACTCTACAACACCATCAAAATCGACGCCTACAGCACACCAAACTTCACCAACGAACCAACAGACATCTGCCACACCTGCCCCAAAACCGTACCAACCCACACCATCGCCACCCACCTAGTCGATCAACAATGGGTCAACGATGTCATTAAAGAACTCGGCAAAGAATCCACATTCGCCCAAGCACGAATCAACGCCAACTTCGTCAAAACAACCACAAACAGAATCATCCCCTCACAATGGATAGAAGAAGCAACCAAAAACAAAAACCCCGCACCCGACCCACGAATCAGACTCGGAATCGACATCGCCTCAGACGGAGGAGACGAATTCGTGATCGCCCGAGCAGACGGCTACACCGTCCGCATCGTCCACACATCCTCAGGCACAGCAAACACCAACGCCGTCACCGTCGCCCAAATCTGCCTCAAACACATCCAACAAGCCGAAAACGACCTCAAAACCCGCACCGAACACCCGTTCGCCCCCGAACAACCGTTCGCCCCCGCCGACCCACAAAACCCATATAACATAAGGGTTTCCGACCCCACAAAACCCTTATGGGACAAGGGTTTCCGAGGGGGTGGGGGGGCAAACACCCGTTCGCCCCAGGGGGGCTACCCCGATATCGTGTCTGTGAAGGTTGATGCGATTGGTGTTGGTTGGGGGGTGGTTAGTTTGTTGGAGGTTTGGGGTCGTGAGGGGTTGCATGGGGCTCGGGTTGTTGGTGTGAATGTTGCGGAGCGGGCGGTGGAGTCGGGGAGGTTTAGGAATCAGAGGGCTGAGATGTGGTGGAATGGTCGGGTTTTGTTGGAGCCTGATGTGGATGGTTTTCAGGTTGTTTGTTTGGATGTTGATAGGAGGTGTTTGGGTCAGTTGGGGGTTGGGGAGTTTGTTTCGGATTCTTCGGGTCGTGTGAAGGTGGTGTCGAAGGGTGAGTTGAGGGTTCGTGGGGTTGGTTCTCCTGATCGGGCTGAGGCGGTTTTGTTGGCGTTGTATGAGCCGTCTGGTTTTCGGGTTCCTGTTGTGGCGCCTGTGGGGTTGGTTCAGGTTAATCCTTGGAGGGTGTGATATTTTTTTGTTGAGGTGGTTTTGTGGATAGTTTTTTTTCTGTTTTTGGTGGTGGGGTGGTTAGTAAGGCTTCGTTTGGTGGTGATAGGAGCGCCGCTGGTCGTTATGCGGCGGAACAACGGTGGAAGGGTCATTCGGTTGGTGGTGGGGTGTCTCGAAATGTTCGAGAGTTTTTGGTTTCGGAGGCTTCTCGGTTGCGGAGGGCTTTAGATCAGGATGCGGACAAGGTTTTGGCTCATGCTCAAAAGTTGGTTGTGGGTCGTGGTGGGAGTGGGGTGGTTTCGGAGGATGATCGGAGGGTTTTTGTTGATTTGAATGATCGGGTTCGTAAGGCTTTGGTGCAGTTGGAGGCGAGTGTTGGGGCGACTTTGAATGATTTTGACGGCAGTAAGGGGGCTTCAAATCGTTTCGGTAAGGCGGAGCGTGAAATTAAGGTTGCGGTCAGGAAGTTTGAGGGTGTGGCGAATCAGTTGGAGAAAGAGTTGAGGCTTTTGGAACCTAATGCGTTTAATGTGGGATTTTTTGGTGTTGAGGCGAAGAGAACAAAAAATTTTTTTCCCGATAGAAAGCCGACGACGATAAAGGGGCAACTTTTGGCGTTGAACGAGATGACGGTTCGTCTTGTGGCTAGGAATATGAAGAAAACTTTGGTTGAGGAATTGCATAAAATCGATGACTGATTTTTCGTCTGATCGGGTGAGGGTGATGGTGAGGATGCGACGGCTCGCCGTCGCTGACGCCGCCAAAAAAAATTTTTTTTCTTTGTCTCGTGCGGGCGCAGGGGTGATTAGTAAGGCTTCTTTCGGGGGTGACCGCTCTGCGGCGGGCAGATATGCGGCGAATATCAGGTGGCAAGGGCAAACAGTTGACAGCCCGTCTTTAGCGGGGTATAGTGGAGGTGTGGACGGGAAGCCAAAAAGCGAACTGCACATCCTCGCTTCAAAAACCGACACCCGACTAGCCGAACTTCACCGTTCCATTCGACTACTCAACGATCAACAAGACCGACTAGCGCTTCAAATCTATCGAACAGCAAAAGGGTATGAAGACCCGCCGAACGAATTGAATTGGAAATCTAAAGCCGAATGGACACAGCGCCAAGCAAGGCTCCGTGCGAGTCAATTCCGCCAAATGACACCCGAAGAGCGACAACAAATCATTGACGAAGCACGAGTGAAAGCAGGATTTTACGGCGAGACACTCAACAAAAACATCGAAGAATTCACCCGCAACGAACAAGCACTTCCCCCTCTGATTACGGAGCGCAACACGCTAAACGCCCTTTTTGAAGAAAAAAATTGGTCACGATTTTTCTTCGTCCCGAACAACAACGGTCATGTTCACAGAAGCATGAACTGTTCGACAACCTACGAAACAACCGAATTCAGATGGTTGCCCCATCTGAGCGGTTTGACCGACAAAGAAGCAGTTGACGACCAAGGCGGAATCCTTTGCACACATTGTTTCCCTGACGCACCCTCCGAATACACCTCGGGCGAAAGCAAAGAGAGACGAGAAAAACGGGAGCAACGAGCGGAAGAGAAAAGAATCCGTGACGAAAAAAAGTTGGCGAAAAAACTCACCGCAGACGGTTCGGATGTTCGTTTGCAATCCAAAAGACTCAGAACAGATTACAGAACGGGCGAAAAGTACCCCGAGACCCAAACCATCTCCTCGATCACAGGGGCGAAAGAGTTCCTCAGAGATGCGATGGAATACAAGAGGCTCCCCAAACCCTTCCCGAATTGGTCGGACGAGGAATGGAAAGATGGCACGAGCGGTTTGCACACCGACGAAAATGTTGCTTTGATCGCAGGTTTGTTGTCTGAAAAAACGGGTGAAAGTGTCGAGCAAATTTTGAACGACGCCGAGAAACGGGCGAAGAAATACCGAGGCGAATAACGCTTAAAGTAAGGGTTTTGGGGGCTTGCATTTCGGGCTTGAGGGTGGTATAGTTAAATCGTGGGAGGGAACGGAATGAAGAAAGGATTCTTCGGGCTGTTGATCTTGTTGGTCGTAATGGTCGTCCCGACTCATTTCCCGAAGACGGGTGGAAACCTTCAACCGTTGCAAACTTTCGCCCCGATCACCCAAACGAAAGGAGAACAGAAATGAGCAAGTTTCAGGTGCGAGTAATCCAAGAAGTTCTTGGGTTCGATATCAAGCAAGCAGAAAACTTGATGCAGTTGATGGATGCGACAGGCGATCATCCTGATTGGTCGGAATTCACCGATCAGCAGTTCCGTAAACATTTCAAATCGGTGTTGGGAGGCACTAAATGAAAACAAAAACTGACAACATGACCCAAAAAAGGCTCGACGAATTTTTCGACACCGAATGGGGTTGGAACGATTTTCCTCAAGCCGAGGTAGTACGAATTTGGACGGAAGACGACATCTTCAGGGTGTTTCATCTCGGAGAACGAATCGCAAAAGGCGTTCAGGGTCAAGCACGATTGTCGGCTTTGCCCCAAGAAATTTTGGAGGAAATCAACGCCAAAGACAAAAACTTGCAAAGCGTCGTCGGTGTGCATTTCATTTTGGATAACGGCGCAGGCATGGGTGTTCAAGGAACCCCGAACATCCTCGCCGTTTTTCCGTTGACTTGGCGCAAAGACCGCAAGATCGTTGTTGCGGAAATAGGATGCAAACACAAATTCAAGCACACGGCGGTCGGTCGTTGCGCCCACGAAACGAAATGTGAAAAATGCGGGTTCGAGTATTTCGTTGATTCGAGCGATTAACACATGAAAAGACGACACAAACTGCTCACCAAATACCTAATCAAGCGGATACCTCCGCTTTATTTCACCGAAAAAGAGGGCATCGAAGCGGTTGCGGTGGTCAAATTTTTTTCGCCCTATCTCGGGTGGAGATGGTTCGTCACCGAGTTCGACGGCAAAGATATTTTCTTCGGTTACCTGCAACATAAAGACGAATTGGGGTATTTTTCGTTGAAGGAATTGGAAGAGGCGACAGTTTTCGGCAATATTCCCGCCGTCGAACGAGACCTTTATTTCGAGCCGACCCCACTCAAAACCATCCGCCAAGAAATCATCGAACCCAAAGAAACGGTCGATATTCGGTAAGGTCTTAACCCATCGTTTAGTCGAAAAAACAGGCAACCGTTGTTGTAAGGTTGTTTCATGCGTCAACAATGGTCACCTTTGGAAAGCGCTTCTTTGGCGCTGAACGAACTGTTCGTCACGCTGACAAAAACGGGTTTTTCCGAGGAGCAGGCTTTGAGACTCATAGCCTTTATGATCGAAGACATGAAAATGGAAGACTCCGATAACTAACCCCCGTTAGACGACCTATCAACCGCCGTTTATTTTAGGATGTTTCGCAAATGGCGAACACTTACGACTTTCAAGAAATCGGTACCTCGGGACTCCAACGAACTTCGGGTTGGGTCATTGACGAATTCATACCCGATTTACGGGGAATTCGTGGAGCCAAAATCTACCGTGAAATGGCGGACAACGACCCCGTTATTGGGGCGATGCTTTATGCGATTGAAAGATTGATTCTCGCAATCGAATGGGGGGTCGAGCCCTATTCGGAGAAGTCCGAAATCGTGAAGAAGAAAGACGACCAAAACGCCGAGTTTTTGAGGGAATGTATGCACGACATGAACGAGTCATGGTCGGCGATGCTTTCCCAAGTCCTGTCTTTTTTGCCTTACGGTTATGCGTTCTGTGAAATCGTGTATAAAAAACGGGTTAAGCCCGACACCGAGGACGGCGCCAAAAGGTCGAAATTTAGTGACGGCAAAATTGGGTGGCGCAAGATCGCTTTGAGGGCTCAAGAAACTTTGTGGGATTGGCATTTGGATGAGAACGGTTCGGTGAAAGGTTTCCGTCAATCAGACCCGTCTTCCTACAAGGGTGTGGTCGAAATTCCAATTGAAAAGGGCTTGCTGTTCAGGGCGACGAACGCACGAAACAATCCTGAAGGTCGGTCGATTTTGCGTAATGCGTACCGTCCGTGGAAGTTCAAACACACGATTGAAGAGATCGAGGCAATCGGTATTGAAAGAGATTTGGCGGGGCTTCCCGTTGCCTATGTTCCGCCTTCAATGTTGTCGTCGGTGGCGACAAGCGCCGAAGTGAGCGCCCGCAACTCGATGCAAGATTTGATACGCCAAATTAAAAGAAACGAAAACGAAGGCGTTTTGTTTCCGCTCGCCTACGACGAACAGGGGAGGGAACTTTACAAACTCACTCTTTTGTCTTCGGGTGGAACTCGGCAATTCAACACAGATCAAATAATTGCCCGATACGACCAAAGGATTTCGATGGTTGCTTTGGCGGATTTCATTCTTTTGGGTCACGAGAAAGTTGGTTCTTTTGCGTTGGGCGCATCGAAAATAGATTTGTTCACATCGGCAATTCAACAGATCGCCCAAACCATCGCCGATGTGTTCAACGATCATGCCGTGCCGAGACTTTTCAAATTGAACGGTTTGCCGACCGACAGGTTGCCGAAAGTTAAACCAGGCGAAATCACCCATGTCGATTTGGGTGTCCTCGGCGATTTCATCTCCAA